CGAACGATATTATTTGTTTTTGAAAGAGCGTGAACACTTTCCTTTCAATGTTTTTCTACACAAATTCTTAAAAGGTGATCCGGACGATGTACTCGATCTTCCGTGTCCCTACACTACACTACTACTCAGATGTAGGAACTATGAATATACTCCTAGTTTCGAAAATGGCCAAATGGTTGGAGAAACAAAGCATTGGCGGGGTCCTGGTCATTTCCGCATTTGTGGTTCTAATAGCTATCATCGTATCGAACTTCGACCCGGAATAACTGCTTGGACCCTGTTCATGCCAGGCCCTCACAAACGTGAATGGGGATTTTTAGTCAACAACAAATGGGTACAACACGAACAATATCTCAAGGATAGAAATGAACAAACTCAAAATCAACCAGCATGAAGTAAACGGGTTAGTTGGCAAAATCTGTAGAGAACTTGCTACAGGAACGTGGAGACCTGATTATATCGTAGGTATTACTCGAGGAGGATTGATTCCTGCTGTTATGATCAGTCAATATTTTAATATTCCATTACATACATTGAACGTAAGTTTACGTGATAGCGAGATTGGCCCTGAGAGCAATCTGTGGATGGCTGAAGATGCACTAGGTCCGCTGTCCAAGGATCGTGCAGTTGACACCGATACTACTTTTAAAAACATTCTGATTGTAGATGATATCAACGATCAAGGAACAACACTCAATTGGATCATGCAGGATTGGCCGAGTGGTTGCTTTCCAGATGACCCGGCCTGGGAAGAAGTATGGAACAACAACGTTAAATTTGCTGTATTGGTAGACAATCTCGCCAGCAAGTGTAATGTTAAGATGGATTTCGCTGGCTTGGAAGTCAACAAGGCAGAAAAAGATGTATGGATTGATTTTCCTTGGGAAGATTGGTGGACTAAATGATTGATTCTAAAATCAAAGTGCATTGTACTGATAATGGCAAAGATTTTGACATGCATGTACTAGGTTACAAGCCCAAAGCATTTTTAGAAGTTGCATTTCAAACAATTAAATTGCGACTAACCTATGCAGAACGCACACGAGCATTTGTAGGTAGTCTAGGCGGCCGTGAGTTTGTTATTCGAGAAGATGATCTTCCTAAAGAAAAGCAGGAGTACAAACGATGAACCTACATTATTCATTAGACGATGCACGTGATGCAGGTGATGCACCATGGGATGATGTTGTGCAAGACGACTTTCATGTTGCTATTTTTAAAGACAAGTATCCTGTAACAGAAGGACACTTGTTGTTTGTGCCTAAATATTCAGCTGTGGGGGTTATTGAAGATTGTTTTGCTGATGCACTTAGACTTGGCCAAGAAAAAGTCAACAGTGGCGAATGGGATGGATTCAATATTGGAATGAATTGGGGAGAGGCCGCTGGACAGACTGTGCCTTATCCACATGTTCATTTGATTCCCAGACGAAAAGGTGATATGGAAGACCCCACAGGTGGCGTTCGCCATGTGATACCAGAACAAGGCAACTACAAAAAATGGTAACTGTGCATGTGCCGTGGAGTCCCAAAGCGGGTAGTATTCTCGTTTGGGATGAAATCACCATATCCATCGTAGAACGATTTGGGTTACCTGGGGACAAATACACCACAGAGTTAACAGACAGCTACATGAACTTTGTATTTAAGGATGAGCGCGAAGGACTTGTGTGTCAACTGTTGGTCAGCGACTACATATGAAAAATATCTTGATAGTCATCGCAGCGTTTATCGCTGTATTTTTGATTGTTATCGGCAATTGGGAATTTCCGTCTGGTAGATACTATAATTGCCGAGACCTAGACTTTCATCCAGATATCCCTCCTCAGGTCAGAGTAGAATGCAGGAAAATGATCAAAGAAAAACTAGACGAGGAACGTAAAAGAAATTCTGACACCTCGGGATATATAACATGAATTCGTGGACACTAACTGTTGAAGAAGGTGGCATACTGTCGTTGCCGCAGGATCTACTTGATGCTGCAGATTGGAAAGAGGGCGATTGTTTAAATTGGATTGATAATCACGACGGCACTTGGAGCCTTGTCAAAGAGGACTTGACAAATTTCATACATAAAGGTATAATAAACAATGAGCAAAATTAAAATCGCAGAGCTGTTTTACAGCATACAAGGTGAAGGACGCTATATGGGTGTTCCTTCTGTGTTTTTACGTACATTCGGTTGTAACTTTAAATGTGCAGGATTTGGTATGTCACGTGGTGAACTAAGTTATGAAGCCACTGACATAGCAGCCACACACGCAATGATTAAACCATTTCAAACATACGGCGAACTTCCGCTGGTAAGTACAGGCTGTGATAGTTATGCATCATGGATGCCAGAGTTTAAAGATCTCAGTCCAATGCTCACTACAGATGCAATAGCAGAACGCATCATGGAAATATTACCCTACAAGCGTTGGGAAGATGAACATCTAGTTATCACAGGCGGGGAACCTTTGTTAGGTTGGCAACGTGCTTATCCAGATCTATTGAATCATCTAAGTATGACAGGTCTTAAAGAAATTACTTTTGAAACCAACGGTACTCAAAAGCTAACTCCGGAGTTTAAAAAATATCTGCAAGAATGGTCACAGAATCCTCCTTTTGCCAGTAGAGAAGTCACATTCTCAGTCAGTGCCAAACTCAGTTGTTCAGGAGAACAGCCCAGTGAAGCCATACGTCCAGACATAGTCTGTGAATATCAAGAAGCTGGTCATGTATATCTCAAATTAGTAGTGGCCACTGAAGATGATGCCGAGGAAGCTCTAGAAGCTGTGGATATCTATCGTGCAGAAGGTTTCACTGGTAATGTTTATCTCATGCCTGTGGGCGGGGTTGAGTCAGTATACACACTAAATAACCGTCGTGTAGCAGAATTAGCAATGAAACACGGACTTAGGTACAGTGATAGACTGCAGGTACCGTTATTTAAGAATGAGTGGGGAACATAATGAATAAATGGATTGAAAAGTTATTTGGTATTGACAAGATCAGGGCAGAAGCAGAACGATCTATAAGTATCGCAGCCGAAGCTTCCGAAACAGCCAAAGCAGCCACAGAAGCTGCTGAACGTGCCACAGAAGCAGAAACACAGGCCAAGCTATCACCAAAAGAACGTGCAACACGTAAAAAAGAACCCTGGGTAGGTGTGATCGAAACACATGTTAATAAAGATAATGTGCGTAATGGCTTTTTTGAGCTTGACTGGAACGACCTTTTTGTGTTAAAATTAAAGCAAGAGGGATACGGTGAAGACGGAGACAAGGACGAAGAAATCATAGATCGTTGGTTCCGTGAACTGTGTGCCAATGTAGTAGTTGATGGTGATTTTGGCGGTCCTGTAAACACAGGCGTAATTGATATTAAAACAGTGAAGAAAGACAATCTATGAATTATATCTTAGTTGATACAGCAAACACATTCTTTCGTGCTCGTCACGTTATCAACGGTGACGCTGATATCAAACTAGGCATGGCATTCCACATTACATTAAACAGTATTCGCAAAGCATGGCAGCAGTTTGAAGGTAGCCATGTTATTTTCTGTTTAGAAGGTAGATCGTGGCGCAAGGACTACTATGCTCCTTACAAACGTAATCGTTCAGATGCTCGTGCCGCACATACAGAAAAAGAACAAGATGAAGAAAAAATCTTCTGGGAAGCATTTGACACATTCAAAGACTTTATCGCAGAAAAGACCAACTGCACTGTGCTACAAAATCCGCAGTTAGAAGCAGATGATTTAATTGCTGGTTGGATACAAACACATCCAAATGACAAACATGTGATCATCAGCACAGACACAGATTTTGTTCAATTGATCGCACCCAATGTCACGCAGTACAACGGTGTCATGGAACATGTTATCACGCATGAAGGAATTTTTGATGACAAAGGCAAGCCCATCATTGACAAGAAAACACAAGAGCCCAAGCCAGCCCCTAATCCAGAATGGCTGTTGTTCGAAAAATGCATGCGTGGTGATACCAGTGATAATGTCTTCTCAGCGTATCCGGGTGTACGTACTAAAGGCACAAGCAAAAAAGTGGGTCTTACTGAAGCGTTCGAAGATCGTAACAGCAAAGGATATGCGTGGAACAATCTCATGTTACAGAGATGGTCTGACCACAATGGAGAAGAACATCGTGTGCTAGAAGATTATGAACGCAATCGTCGACTGATTGATCTAAGTCATCAGCCCGATGACATCAAAGAGATAATTGTAAACACCATTACCACTGCTACTGCTGAACAAAAGAATGTGAGTCAAGTTGGTATAAGATTAATCAAGTTCTGTAATCTATGGGATTTGAAAAAGATTGCTGATCAGGCACAGAGTTATGCAGAACCACTCAATGCGAGGTATACAAATGAAACTCAAACTTTGTCAGTATGAAGACACCTGTGAAATTAAAACAGACACATGTTGGGAGAAAACAATGACAGACATACATGCTAAACCGATCATAGCGAATAAATTTTGGATTGTAGAAGAGAACGGTGAGAAAATTGCTACTCTAAGAAAAGACGATGACCAAAGATTTTTTATGAGCAATGAGTTAGGTGTAACCATTTACGAAACCAAAGATAGCTTAACTAAACAGTTTGGTAAAAAGTTTTTCACTGTAAAGATTGTCAAAGAAGCAGACACAGCACTACCTAATGAAGTGCATGGATATGCTACCAGTGCCGAACCTCACAACGCCATGTTTGACATTCGAAAGAAACTTCCCCTATTCACAAAAAGCAGTGATTCGAAAAGTCTGTACTGTGCAGGTTACTACTGTATAAAATTCGAGAAAGGATGGGTCAAGAGCTTTTGTCCTAAAAAAATTACTCTTGAAAGATATGCTTACAAGGGACCGTTCAAGACTGATTTAGAAATGAAACAGGTATTGGCCAATGTCACAAAGTAATTTACCAGATACACTACCAACTATACAGAAGCTTATCCAACGTACTCAGGTAGCCGAACGCAGTCAACAAAAAGAAATACGTATCAGTTTGCAAGAAGCACGTGATCTGACCACAGAGTTGGCACTGATGACATCCAAATTAGGTCAAACTATCAGCGAAATACATCAAATGCTGGCAGTGATCAAAGAATCTACCACACAAATAGACGTTAAATTCGACGGCGGTCAGTTCTAAAAAAACATAAATATATACGTGGTTAATTAGGAACACGTATATGAGCAGACCCAAACCTAAAATTCTTTTAGAATATGCTAGTAAAGAAACCTACAAGGTCGAGCAGATCCTTGACTCGGAAGCTATCTGGGCTGTGTTCTATAACGGCCAACCGTTCAATCTCAAAAGCGGCAGTCTTGTAGCCAGCTACCCCGGACCAAAATACAAAAAAGTTTCATTTTCAAATCCTGGTCACGCACATAATCTTGCCAAAAAATTGAATAGGCTATTCAAGACCAAAGACTTTGCAGTTTTCAAACTCACCGCTGGCGAAGAGATTAAATGATATGAACAAAGATGCCTACACCAAGGCGTTCTTGCAGGCAGCAGAAATACCCGTCACTGAAAAAAATATCAAAGAATACAAAGCCGTGTGGTGGTGGAGTTTTAGAAATAAAAAACAAGGAGGGTTGAGATTGACTGACCAGGCCTTGGAATTTATTGAAGAGTATGCTAAAATTAAAACTTACAAGATAGAATTTCCCAAAGAATTTGCATTTACTCCGCAGGTGCTGCTTTGGTTAGATAATTATATCGATTCACCATTTTTTGTCAATAAAAAACACATCATAGTAATGAAAGAAAAAGCCGCTTTTGAACTGTATCTACTCAGTGGTGATGTTAGAAAGCTAGGGCACAATAGGGCTATGAGCAAAAGGCTTAGCCAAGAATCCACCCCCGAATAATCCCCCTGTATAAATATTTTCACTATGTTTGACCTTAATCCAATGGACGTACTGCAACAGCGCAAGCTCAAGACCGTGGCTCCACATTTTACTGAATTGAATATTTCAGATTCTGAAATATTTGAAGGTATCGAAGATTGGATCAAAGTCAAACTAAAGGGCAGATATTATATCTGCAAAAAACCTGCTCTGGACAAGAGTGGCAATCTCAGATCCACACACTTTGTGGGATTTGAAGATCAAAAAGAATTGACCTATTTCATGCTTGCATGCCCACACCTAAGGAGAAACTAATGTCAGAAGAAGTCAAAGAAACAGCAGTACCCGCCGAAACCGCAGCACCGGTAACAGAAGCACCCGCAGCACAGGGTCCTGATCTTAATATCAGTGATTTGTT